CACGGCACGCACCTTGAAGGGGTCGGCGGTGATCGAGTGGATCGTCAGTTCGAGCGGCGGATCATTTTCCGGCCCGCTCAGATCGTCGGAGAGGTAGGCGCGATAAATCACCGTGATGGTTTCGGTGCTGCCCATCGCCGCCTCGATGTTGGCGAGAATTTCGCGCGATACGTTGTCGATTTCGATCACGCACTGCGGCACGCCATCCATATCCACTTCAGGCGGGATCAGGTTGAAGGCGAAGCCGACAAAGGTCACGGCGGTTGACGCATCGCGCGCCGCTGTCGCTTCCTTGGTGGCAGTCAGGTCGTGGAAGTCGCGCACGACATAAATCGGCACGGTGAAATTGGGGTGGTAGATTTCCAGCGTGTGATAGATGATCTGGTCGGCCGGCGCGCTGGCGTAGGCTTCCTTGATGGCTTCGGAGAGGGTGGTATCCATCAGCGCACCTCCATCGTGGCGGAAACCGACCAACTCAGATCCATGCGCGCCGCCTTGAATGGGCCTTCGAAGCGCGCTTCTTTGGATTCCAGCAGGGTATTGCCGCCGACGGCCAGATCAACAGTGAACCACGCCGCACCGCCGGCAATGCCGGCAGCCGCATCATCAAACCAATCGCGCAGGATATCGAGTTGCGCATCGGTCAATAGCCAGGAAACCGATACCTTGTCGTTGCGCGCGGTAGTGCGGCGGCGCACGCGCGGCGCACCGACTTCCATCTCGGTGCGAATCGTCTGGTCGCCAGGGTTGAGGGCATACCCCGATGCGAGCGGGACAGGGAGGGTTGCAGGCCAGCTTGCCATATCAATATGCTCCTGCGGCGCGATTTAATCCATAAGCATTCGACATGGCGGCCGGCACGGCACCGCGCCCGTCGCTGATGTCGCCGGCAATCGAGCGCTTCACCTGTTCGACGAACACGTCGACGATGCTCACGCCGCCCTGCTGGCGCTGTTCGGTTTTGCCGCCGTTGCCGGGGGATTCGATGACGTTGACGACGGTGGTGCTGCCGCCAATCTGGTTATTGGCCGTTACATGGCCGGAGCTACCCCCCATCGACAGCAGCTCGGGGCCGTTTTCGCCGACCAGGTAAGTTCCACCAGAGGAAACCGGCCCGCCAGAGGCGCGTGCGCCTGACAATCCCGCTGAATCTGACGACCCGAATAGACTGCCAACGATGCCCGATAGCCCGCCGACACTTTTCCACAGATCCGTCATCATCGTTTGCGTCTGCAGGCGGATCAGGTCGCGCACCATGGAATTGATGACATCACTGAAGCTGGTTTTGCCGCCCATAGCGAAGTCAGCCACGGCATCGCCCATGCGGCCGAAGGAGTTGGTGATGGCCATCTCGACGCTGCTGGTTTCCTTGGCGACTTTTTCAATCTTCTCGACGATCTCCTTGGTGGATTCCGCCATCGGGTCGAGCTTTTCCTGCGCATCGAATACCGCGCGGGCATAGGTGTCCCAATTGATTGCACCCGCTTCGAGCAGCTTGTTGAGGCGGGTGTATTCCTCGTTGAGCTGCTCCATGGGCAAGCGCGTCTGCTCGAATACCCGCTGGCCTTCTTTGGTTAGCTGGGCCGCCAGCGCTTCTTCGGCGGACTTCTTTATGTCTTTGGCAGCTTTGGTGGCCTTTGCGGCGGCGGCAACGATAGGCGCAGCAATGCCCCCTGTCGTCTCGGCTTTCTTGCCTTCAGCCTCGCCAGCGGCGCCGATATTCATGATGCGCGCCTGGAAGGCGTCAAGCTCGGTGCGGGCCTTGGCGGCATCGGCTTTCATCATGTCGCCGATGAGGCTGGCGCCCTTGAAATCCAGCGTTGCTAGGCTGGCGAGCTGCGCGGCGATGCCGCCGATTTCCTGCCCGGTCATCTTGAAGACGAAGGCGACATCGGAGCCGACGACGGCGAGCGTCTGAAAGAGCGTTTTTGCGGCAGCAGCGGGCACTGATACCAGGTCGGTATTCTTGGCCAACGCGAGGAATTCTTCAGAGGCGCGCTGCATGGTCGGCAGCAGCGCAGAGGTCATTTGTATTACAAGCCCGCTTTGCGTCTTGCCGATGCGGGTCAGGTTGTCGTTGAAGGCTTCGGCCTGGCTGGTCACATCCTTGCTGATGACGAGGCCAAGCGCGCGGGCCTCTTCCGCCATCTGCTTGAGTCCTTCGGCGCCGGAGTTCAAAAACGGCACCATTTCTGCGCCTTTCTTGCCCATCAACTCCATGGCCAGCGCGGATTTTTCTGCGCCATCCTTGTAGCCGGCGAACTTTTCGGAAAGCTCTTTAATTACGACATCGGCGGTCTTGAGTTCGCCGCCGGCCGTCTTGACGTTGATGCCCATCGCTTCGAATGCCGGGTTGCCATCGGCAATCGAGCGATTGAGCTTGCTCATCGCGCCCTGGAATGATTCGGCGTTCAGACCTGAAAGCTCGGCGGCATATTGCAGCTCGGACAGCGCTTCGGTGGTCACGCCGATCTTTTGCGCCGCCTTGCCCAGCTCGTCGGCACCGTCGACCACGCTTTTCATGGCGGCGGCAAAGGTCACTGCGCCTGCGGCGAGCGCAGTGCCGATGGCTGCGCCGACCTGATTGGCCGACTTCATCATGTCGTCCATGCGCTGCTTCGACAGGTAGGCCGCCTTGTCCATCGCGCCGGTGAATTGGGCGGTGTTGGCGGACAGGCTGACGACGAGTTCACCCAGGGTTGCCATTTACTTTCCTTTGAATAGAGCCGCCTTGAGTTGGGCGGCGTGCTCTTCCGGTGCGATTGCAGGCGCGGGCGCGGCGGGCGGGTTTTCTTTCCACTGGAAAAACGCCATCCACTCGCTGATTTCGCGGCTATCCATCCGCCGCAGCATTTCCCCGACCGGGAGGCCGAGCTTTTCCGCCAGATGAAAATAAAAGCGGCGCTCCGGTCGGGCGGTCAGTTTCCCTTGAGCTGCTCCACGTCTTCATTGGTCAGGCCGTTGAGGCGCTGCGCCACTTTGCAGACGCGCTCGAGCGCGGCGGATGACTTGCGACCGAGCATGACGACATCCTTGTCGTCGAACAGACGGTTGCCGCTTTCATCGACGACGGTGGCCGCCACCAGGCGGGCGCGGATGTTTTCCATATTGGTGCGGGCCTTGCCGCCATCGGCAACCACCAGGGATTGCTCCCAGGCGTCGCGCGCCGCACCGGTCATGCCGCTGACGATGACCTCGCCGCCCCACTCGGGGACGGCGACGATCTCGGTCATCATGTCGTTGGCTTCGAGGATCTGGCTACGATTGAGCGCCATCATCAAGCCCATGTGACGCTGCCGGAGATGCGCAGGGCAATGCTCGAGGTGACAACGCCATCGACACCGCCGGCGGTCGGCATGGCCTTGGCAAAGGCGGTGAAGGTGGCGACTTCGGCATTCGGCAAGGTGAGCTTGTATGTCTTGAGCGTGCCGGCGACCTTGCTGGCGCGCAAAGCTGTCTGGCCGGCATCGCTATTCACCTGGTTCAACTCGAAGCTGAAGCCGCCCGAATCGACCAGACCGAGGCGGAATTCCTTGGCGGTGCTGGCCAGCGTGGTGACATCGATCTCGGCGGCCTGGCCATCGAATCCGCTAAAGCTCTTGACTTCGCTGATGCCGGTAAAGGTGACCGGCGTGGCGGTGCCGCCCGAGGTATAGGTGAGGCCGAGCGTGTTGGCGTCGACGGTGATGGTGTTGGCCGTGACGTGCGTGATGACGTAGGACTTGCCATTCAGGCCGTTGGTGGCATCGGTGCCCATCGTGCCGACGATGGCGGCGATGGCGACGACATCACCCACCGACAAGGCATGAGCGGTAGATGTGAGGATGGTGGGGTTGCCGGGTGCGCCGGCGGTGATGGTTTTCGCGCCACCCGTGCCGGTGCTGATCTGGAGCGTGCTGCCCTGTGCCGAGATTGCTGCTGAAGCCATGTTGATCTCCTATAAACAAAAAACCCGGCACAGGGCCGGGTGGGTGGGTGAAGCGATCTGGCGGTTTATTGCCAGAGGTTGAAGTCGACGATGGTGCGTTTGATGCCGGTGGTTTCGTCTTCGTCGTTGATTTCCATCACGGCGATGCCAAGGTTGGCGGTCTTGATGGCTGACCGCACCAGCACGGCAAGCTGCTGGCTGGCCAGGTGGGTATCGGCCCAGCAATCCACCTGCAGGCGCACGGCATCGAGGCCGGAATCGCCGGTCAGCGAGGTGATGGGCGTAGTGGCGACGCGGCGAAAGACGATGGCGCTGCCGGTTTCGTTTTCGGGCCGCTGCATGTGATGGATGCGCGTGCCGACGAGGGCGGTGATGGCGGCGGTGCCGAGCATCAGCGTGTTGAAGGTTTGTTCGATCATTTCTTGCTCTCAAAGTATTTGAGGCGGCGCGCGATGCGGGCGGCGATCAGATCGACGGCCTTGAACTTTTGCGACTCGAAAGCCGGGCGCATGAAGGGCCGCGCCGGCATCTTGAGGGTGCCGAATTCGACGAGCCGCCAGTACCATGCATCGCGGTTCTTTTTGCGCTCGCCCTTGCCCGAGCGCACGCCGACGTAATAGGTCTGCTGGAAGTCGTTGGACTTTTCGCGGATCTGCTTGGCGTACAGGGCGCGATCCGTGCGGCCGGTGTCGTCGGGGTTGGTGGCCTTGGCCTGGTCGCGGATCAGACCGGCAGCCGCCCCCACGGCGGAGCGCAGCACCTTGCGATTGATATCCGGCCCCATGGCGCGCATGCGCTCGGTCAATTCTTTCAGCCCGCTGACGTGCATGGTGACGCTATCGGCCATCGCGCACTCCCTTGACAGCTTGGATCTCGAGCGTGCCGGCATAGGGGCCGGTGCCGGGAATCAGGTTGGTGATGTCGTAGTTTTCGGTCTTCCAGACGACACGCATGCCGGTGGTGAGGCCGCTGCGGGTGAGGATGATGAAGCGGGCATCAATGGTGTGCTGCTCCTGATTGGCGGTGACAAAATCCTGCCCGCGCAAGGGGCGCACTTCCGCCCACAGGCTGACGACATCAGCCCAGGTCGATGTCGTCTCGCCGATGGCGTTATGCGCCAGCGTCTTTTGCTGGATCTTGATGCGCTGGTCGCGCTTGCCGGCGGCTTGCATCATTTCACCGTGCAATGCTTGCCGCATTCGTCGCGGTTGGCTTTATTGCCGAGAGCTTTCTGGATCTCTTCGAGCTTGGCAAAGATCATCTTGGTATCGTCGCGCTGTTCCTTGCGCCAGCTTTCGAGCACGTCGACCTTGACGAAGCCTTCCATCTTGTCGCGCAGCTTTTCGTCGGCGTGGCTGAGTTCCCTGATGGCGTCGGACATGCCTTTGATGGTGAATCCGCCGAAGAAGGCGACCATGCCGAGCAACACGGTGAAGGCGAGATTGATAAGTTGGAGGTTTTCCATGGCTTAGAAGGCGAAGGTGTGATAGGGATCGAGCAGCGACTGCCAGTAGTCACCGGGCAGCGCAATGAGCGGAGTAGCAGATGAGGTTTCACGCTGGGCGTAGAGCGTGCCGATGGCGAGCATGATCCAGGCCTTGATGTCGGCGGGCACGGCAGCGGCGGCGCCATAGCCTGCGACGAAGCGGATGCGCACGGCGTTGGATGAGGCGAGCGCTTCCGGCCACTCATATTCGTAGGCGGGCAGCAGCCAGGGACGCATGCCGTAGCTGTCGAGCGCGTAGTTGGCGGCATCGATGGTCTGCTCAACGCCCGTCGTGTCGAGGTATTTGACGCTGGTAATGCTTTGCACCGGCGGCATGGGCAGCTCGATCTCGGCAGCGGGGAAGGCGTCGAGCGCCAGCTCCCAGGTCTGCGTGACGAGGGCGCGGCCGGTGCGCCCTTCGGCGAAGCGCCGCGCGGCGGGGATGATGATGCCGGTGAGGAGCGCATCTTCGTCCGTGCCATCGACGCGACAATGCAGCTTGACCTCGGTGAGCGTAACCGGCTCTTCGGTCGGGGCGGTGATGAGTTTTAGTGCCATCAGGTGCGTCGTCCTGTCGAAAGGTTGTGGCGGATGCTGCGGGGTGCGGCGGTGGTGCGTGATGCAGACGTCTGCACCGGGCGGGCGGCGCTGGTGCTGGTGGTGCGTTGCGCGTCTTGCGTAATGAGGTTGATGCGTGCTGCCATGACAACTTCGATGAGCGCGACCCCTGCCAATGCCGCGCCGGCGCCGGTCAGTGCGCCGCTGGTGCGGTGCGTTACCACGCTGCCCAGGTTCGCTTCACCCCAAACAATCGCTTCTGCGCCCGCCAGCGCACCCGTACAGTCGTGCGTGACGACTGCCGCAGTGCGTGTGGCCGTGCCGCTGATGCTGCCGAGCTGCGCAACCAGGTCGCCAGCGGTGGCGAATTGCCGGTAGCGCGCTGCGCTGCCGTTGATCGTGGCCGATTGGCCAGCCAGCGCGCCGCTGGTGGCGTGCGTGATCGCGGCCCCGGTACGTGCTGCGCTGCCGGCGATGCTGCTGCCTGGGCCGCTGAGTGCGCCCGTCGTGGCCATGGCGCGAAAGCGCGTGGCGCTGCCGGCGATGCTGCCAAGTTGACCCGTCAACACGCCCGAGGTCGGGTGCGGGATGTTGTGCTGCGCCGACCCTGCGATACTGCCGATCTGACAGGTCAAGACCCCTGATGTCGGGTGCGCGCGGAAGCGGGTTGCTGTGCCGCTGATACTGCCAAGCTGGCCGGTAAGCGTGCCGGTGGTGGCAAAGCTGCGGACGCGCGTGGCGCTGCCAACTACGCTACCGATCTGCCCCGTCAATGCGCCGCTGGCGGCGTGGTTGATGACCGGATCAGCGCGCGCGGCGCTGCCGGATACGCTGCCGATCTGGCCTGTCAGTACGCCGCTGGTGGCGAAAGCCCGCAAGCGCGTGGCGCTGCCGGTAATGGTGCCGCTGCCGGCGGTAAGTGTGCCACTGGTGTCATGCTTGACGATGTGCGCCGCACTGCCGGCAATCGTAGTTCCCGGGCCGGTAATCGCTCCGCTGGTGTCGTGCGTTACCGGGCCACCCTGAAGTAGTACCGCTGACGGTAAGAGTGGCCCGTATAGCCACATGGTCAGGCGACCTCAGTTAAGCCAATATGATCCAGTTGATCAGCAGGGAATACCCCGACTGTTTCCACAACCAGGATGCTGCCAGAATCTACCGTGATCGAGACGACATCCACGGCGAAGACTCCAGCGTGAGATACGATGTCCATCATTGCCAGATGTGGGTCTTCAAAGTTGCCGGTGTAGAGCATCACGCGACCTTACGAATAGACCACAGGATTGTGCGGCTCGTCCCCGCCGTTTGCTTGATCGTCATGTCCCAGCCGT